GTAGCTGATTTGGCTAATGAATCGCTGTGGAGCAAGGAAAACTAAGCGCAAAGGTTGACCGATTTGCAAAGTAGACACTTTCAAGCTGCCAATCATGTTCAATAGGTATTGAGCAAGTTGACCGCTATCCCATGTGCTATAGCCAGTATTGCCATTAGTGTCTGAACCCAAAACTTGATGGGTAGCACCATTGGTGTTTACTAGACCTTCGCCATTTGCAGGGTTGTAGCCATACAAAAGCGCATTACGCAATTGTTGAGCAATACCTTGGCGAGCAGCCAGGCGCATTGCTTGTGGCAGCGCATAGCCCCATGCGCCAGTAGCAGCTTCATCGAAGTTGTCATACTGAGCACGAGTTTGCAGACGATAAGTTGCAGTCGAGATCATTGAAGGAATTACAGATGCGCTAGGCAGTTGATTAGCTGTAGATTGATTAGCTGAAACCTGAGTTGTCAACTGAATCTTTTTAGCATAAACATACAAATCCGCTTCGCCAAGGCGAGGCATTGGATTTTCTGTAGCAAGGGTAGTAAAAGCACCTGAAGCCAAGCTGTATTGCATAATCAACTCAGGCATCATGTAATGCGGATTTACTGTTACAAATGAAGGAGCAAAACCTGACATAATATTTTTCCTTTGTTAGATTTGAACAACTGCAATAAAGCCAGTTGAAGTCCAGTTAGCATTACCAGTACCGCTTGAATACGATACTAACTTATTGTTGGCAGTACTTGTGCGAAGAATTTTGCAAGGTACAGCAAAATTGCTTGTAGCAGTTGTAGTCAATAACAAATTGGTAGTGTCCCAGTATACAGTTTCAGTAATGGATGAACCATCCAAGGCTACGACTGAAGAATCGCAAGGCAATGGAATACGAGCACCACTACCAAAGCGGTAGAAGTTTACAGACATACCAGGTGAGAACAAAGGTGCTGTGCTTTGTGGAGTTGTAATACCACCAAATGCCTGGTTATATACAGCAATTCCAGTAGGAGCAGAAGAAACACCAGCTTGAACAACTGTTCCACCTAATGTATCAGTACCTGGTTGTGGTTGTGAATAGTAACCATTTTGCAAAGTTGGGATCAACTCAGTAATAGGTACACCACCCCACAAAGGAGTTGTTGCAGCAGTTGATAAAGTACCAGATGCCAAAGCAAACTTAACTGCTGGATCATCTAGCGCATCACCTTGAGTAAAACCATTGCTATTAGTGTTAAATAAACCACTAGCTACAGTTGTTACCATAGGTTGTAAAGAGATTTGTGCGGTCATGGCTTATTCCTTATCGCTTATTGTTGAAAAGATGAAATTCTTTGACTCGCATAGAAGGAACTTTAAAGTCACCTAGCCATGCTTCCATTGCGCCTTTGAATTTCGTGATTGTACGACCAGCACGATCTTTTTCATGAATTTCAATCAATTGATCTGGGGCGAACATAGTTGGTGATTTAGCAGCCATCAAAGCATCATTAAAAATTTGCTTTTCAGCAATATTTAACAATTGTGCATCTTTGATAGAAGCCAAGTTTACTGACTTGTAGCTATCAGAATAGGCTTGGAGACCACGCAACAAACGCTTGCGATAAGACAATAGAACTTCGCCTTTTAATGGGCGAGAAGCAGATTTACCGAAGGAAGCATAAACAGAATCAGCTTTAGCTTGTGCATCGCACATTGCAGCTTCTTCTTCATCTTTACGCATTGCTTCTTCTTCCTCATCATCGTCATCTTTTTTGAATTCCATGTGACCAGGATGTTCAACCATGCCTTCATCATCAGGCTTGATTTCGCCAGCTTTGCCATGTTCTTTTGGATCAGAACCTTCTGCATCTTTACGCTTCTTGTCAGCTTTACGCATCATATAGGCTTTAGCTTCAGATTCAGACTCATCATCATCATCTTTTTTAGCCATTTCTTCTTCTTCCTCATCATCATCGTCTTTACGATGTTTTGAGTCATCATCTTTGCGCTTTTTATCAGCAGCAGTAACTAATGGTGGAGCAGGTAATTCCTTCTCCATCGCATCCATTCTTGCAGCCAAATCGCCTAGTACAGCGAGTACAGCATCCAACTTATCACCTTGGGCATCTGCCTTTGGTGCAATAGTATTGTCATTCATATCAGACACCTCTTGGTTATTTAAAAGAACTCCTGTGGCATCGCCACCCTTATCCCATACACCTCTAGACCCTCTAGCTTTCGTAACGATAGCTATATGGTCTAAAAGAAATGGAACACCTTCTATTAAGAGTGGCTCGCCATTCTCAGTAGTTAGTGTAGTGTTTCCAGCAGTATTGTCAAATACTACTGAAGGTGAGGTAGAAATCTCTCCCTCACAAATTTCATTTACAGCATCTTGGTCATAGATTTTAGCGATGCCCCAGACTTCATCACCTTTAATATAAGGAAGCATAATACTTCCTACTGCACGATTTTTAAATTCCTTAGAAGTAAGAACCGCAGAATCTGGATGATCCATAATGACCATTAATCCATTACATCTTTTTAAGAACTCATCATTTAGATAAAGTGATGGGTCTCTCCAGACATTCTCGCCAATGCTTGACCGATAAGCCAATCCAGTACCAGTAATGCGGATAGCCAATAACATGATATTGGCATACATTTGTGGACTTGGAATAAGGTTATCAGCCATTAACTGAGCAACATCGGTCTCAGTCTTAGAGGATGCAATTTTGAATGCAACTTCTAAACCAGGATGTAATGGCAAAGGTGGGCAAAGCGGATCGCACCAATCATAGCCAGTAGACTCATAATTGAGTTTGACTTCTTCTTTTTTTACATCTCTAGCAATGTAGGTGCAGAATTGACCATCATCGTGTAATACTTCTAATTTACCCTTATAGTCAATGCCAGTTTCTTCTTTAGTTTCTCTGCGAGCAGCTTCTTCTAAAGTTTCGCCTTCTTTTTGATGACCGCCTGGCACACACCAGGTATTAGGATAATCGCCACCGCCTGAACCTCTGCGAATTAATAAAGTATGACCTTCACCAGTAACAAACATGATTCCAGAAGCCCGACCTGCTGCACCAGCATTATTAGCAATTGGAGCAACTAATTCTGGGGTTTTAGCTACTAGATCAGCAGCATCTGGCACACAATTTGGTACTTCTTTGCCATCTTTTTCTTTCATGCCAACTTGTTTATAGCCTTCCCAGCAAGGGTCAGCATCTTGACCAAATCTAGGTACTGTTTGAGATTGGTCTTTAAGACCTTGGATGATTTTAGCTACATCAGCTAAATCACCTTGAAATTTCTTTAATTCATCTTTTTTGCCAGCACGAATGACGATTTCATCATCTTCTTTAAATTCTGGAGTGCTGAGTGGAGTAGCTTTTTCTGGGAAATCACCAGAATCATCTTCGCTGTGTTTGATGAATTTTTTAGCCACTTCTTTAGGAATTCCAATGTTGCTATGTCCTGCCAATGCAGCATACATAGCTTTTCTTTGTTGTTCCGACTTAAATGGCATAAAACTACCTTACAGTATTTTTGACGATTGTAACGCTAGTTTGCCTTTTTTTGTAAGCATTTCTTCAGGCATCTTTCGCAAACTGTAAATATATTTGTAATAACAGCGACAGTATACTTCTTCACCTGGAGTGGTAATGTCATCAGTATATCCATTAGTGGCTTTAATAAATCCTTTTTCGCTTGCCCAATTACCTCTAATGACATAAACCTTTTCATCCCTTTCTTTATGATCTTTGCGGTAATCATAATTAATTTGTTTCCAATGAGAATGCCATTTACCAGCAATTGCGCCATTATCAACAGCGACAATATCATTAATGTTAGAAATCAATTTATGGGTTTGATCTATTACAACTCGCCTTTGATTAAAAGGCATTTTTGCTAAAGACTTTTTAATATTTTGTTTTTCTTTATTGCGGTCTACTGCGAGTGAACCGCCTTTAGGAATGGATGTAGCCCAACCTTCAAATCTTCTGAGCACATCTGTAATACTTTGCTCTCGATTGTATTTAATCAAGTTTGCAGAAGCCATGATTCTGCGATCTAGTTCAGACCTAAGTTTTGGCTTTAATCGGTCAATGTCATATTTGGATACTTCTTTATTGACTAGACCGCCTTTAGTCACCAGGCGAGAAAAGGCTGCATTTAAAGACTTTTCCATTTCTTTTTGCATCTGGGCTTCTGACATCAAAGCCTTTTCTGCTGCTTCTTTAATCTTTTTAAGCCAATTGTCTACTCGACTTTGAGAATCAAAGCCATATTCAATAAAGTCATTAATGGCAGCAGTAAGAACTTCAAAAAATGTCATTCTGTATCTTTAATAAAAATAGTTCCCAGGCAGCAGGGTGCATACGACTTTTGCCAGTTTCATAATCTGACCATCTTGCTTGGGTAGTATATATTAAAGATGCAGCTTTGGATTGAGATAATGCAGCCCTGGCTGCAATAATTTCTTCTGGTTTTGGGGTAGTACCAAGACCACCCCTTTTTCTAGTTTTAGTCATCTTCTGATACAAGTCCTAAATTAAGGGCAAACACAAACATTTCATATTCAAACTTTTCTAATGCTTTGCTTTGGAATGGCAAGTCTGTCAAATATTCGCAAAATAGCAATTTGTCCTGAGTTGCAGCATAAGCCTTGGCATTTTCTAAAGTTAAAAATTTATCTATCATACTATTCCCTTTCATGGAAAGCCCCCGAAGGGGCATCAATTAAGCAGCTTCTACTTCTGGAGCAATGACACCAACTGAAATCCAATATTCATTGTGCATATAACCACCAGCAAATAACTTGTAAACCAAGTGACTTGCATACCCATTGAATCTCATGTTGTAAAAACTATGGGCATCTTTGAAACTATCTGGAGCACCTTCCATGCCAGAGTAATATCCTTTCATGAACTGGTAAATCTTTTCACCCAAGGCATCACTCATTTTATTGTCAACAAAGGCATATTTCACTTGGGGAATGTCATCCCTGCGATTGCTGATCTCATAAATATCTTCCATGCCATTGAAGTGACCATACTCAAACTGACTGACATAGCTGCTCAACTCAGCATATTGCGCTGGGGGCAAATCCTGAACATACACATGAATGCTGCTACCCATGCTATAGCTTTTGCTGCGAACTTGACCAGCGATGCCTTTGGCTTTCATAAACTGGCGAACCATTTTGGCAGCACCAGCATGACTACTAATTGAACCCATGATTAACTCCTTATTTGATGATTAATAAACACTACAACTTAATAATATACTAATTTAGGATAATGTCAAGCAGCTTGTAGCTTTTTTTCACAATACCCATATTCTTCTTCCAAGATCATGCGAATATGCTCACGATCTACAGAATCGCCACACACAGGAATACCGTAGCGATACTTGCGACCATCCTTTGATTGCAAAAAGCGGATAGCTTGCTTAATGATTTCATAGGGAACTCCCATATCATAAATACCGCCATCGCCATAGAAGCTATAAACATATTTCGCAAACACAACCATTTCTTTATAAGCCATTGCCATTTTGATTCCTTTCGTGAAGCCCCCGAAGGGGCATTAATCAATCCATCCAACCATCGTAATACTCACCGACAATCCCATGAGCAGCCAAGAATTCCAAAGCAGGAGCAACTGATTTCGCAGCAGCCACATTTCCCTGAACAAAGCTACAAGGCACAATGCTTTTTTCTACAACATTTCTTTTTCCTTTGCCCAAGTAGTAAATCCGAATCGCTTTGCCACCGCAGCAGCTACCGACATCCTCACCGCCATTGTCCAACCAGCTTTGATACCAGACAGACTCAGCAGCTTTGATATAGGGCATTTTTTCAACCAAGTCAGCATCCTGGTATGCCATGACTTTTTTGCCAGCCCAGATTTCAACTTCTTTCATAATTTTCCTTTCGTGGTTAATTACTACACTTTCAGTATATACCTATTAGGTATTAATGCAACAACTTTTTTAGGGTTGTTGCATTTTTGCTACTTCAGCATTTCCTTCATAAAAGATGCTTTCTTGGCAGCCAATTCTTTGATATTCAACTTGCAATCTTCACAATCGCAGGGAATAACATCATTTTTGGCAGCTTGACGAATCTCAGCCATAGTGTCAAAACCTCGAACATGAACTAAATCATCTGAAAATCTAAAGCCGAATGGCAGCCAGAGCATATAGGCATCGTCATCCGCATCTACATCACGACTAACATCTAATTGGTATTTCATAACAACTCCTTTCGTGGTTGAACTACTTAAAACTTTAAAACTCTGTACTCAATACCCTCTAACTGATAATCCAGAGAAACTGCTGCCGAATCTCCTTCAAAAAACCTTTTGGCATTGTAGGCAAGACCGACAGCAAGCAAACAATCTGCAAGCAACTCATCGCCATTCATGACACCGATTTTTTGAAAAGAACCGCCAACTTTTTCAGCAATCAATAAATTCATAAAACCCCCTCAAGCTGGTTGAAACATCTGACGAGCATCATTCATAAAAACCCGATAAGCGATCAATTGCTGCTCGCTAAATTCCTCTGGATTCTGACGAATTTCAATCAAGGCTTCCAAGAACCCAATTCCACAGTCCTGGCGATATTCCTCAATAATTGCAATGGCTTGGTCGATCTGCATTTTTAATTCCCTTTCGTGGTTAATTAAGACTACATTCTTATATTATTCCTATTTAGTATAGGTGTCAAATCTATTTATCTAAAGTGTTGTTTTTGCACAAATACAACAAATAGTGAAATAGTCCTTGTGCTTATACCTAATAAGTATTAATATGTAAGTGTAGTAGTTAATCACGAAAGGAGTTTGAAATGAGTTTGTCTTTGTATGGATACGAGGTTTTCAGTATTGCCCAAGCCCAGGGGATTTTGATTTTGGCTTTGGCAAAAGGTCAAATGGGCAGGGCTGCTGCTGCTAGGGCAGTTATCCAGCAATTTCAAGAAAGGGGTGCAGCATGAGTCAGGAAATGTATGGTTGCGACATTGAGCAGTTTATAGCGCAGATCAGATCATCAGCCAGCTACAAGTTGGGTGGGGCTGGTATTGTTGTTGCTGGTCTTATGAGTGATGCTCAAGAGGAATTGGCTGTGGGTGCGAATGAAAGAGCCAGACAGAGTTTGAACAGAGCCAAAGCGATTTTGTTTGAAATCATGGATGGCAATATGATTTTGGAAATTCCAAGATAACCACGAAAGGGAAATAAAATGTCTAGCTATTATGAAGATTTGAAAATTAATAATCCTGCGAAGTATGCGGATTTGCGAATTGCTGGCAATTCTGACAAAGTTGCATTAAAGAATATGATTCGAGCATTATCTATTTTGCCTGGTCTTAATTCTGAAGCGGATGATCTTCGCCTGGCAGCAGCAAAAAGATTATTAAAGAATCGCTATTAAAATAAGCCCCTTGTGGGCTTTTTGCTCTATCCTATAGGGGTAGATGTATGATACAATTTAATGAAAGGAGTCTATATGCAAATAGGCAAATATGAGATTAGTCCATCGGCTATTTTCTATGTAACAGCAGAAGATGAATATCCAGTATCAGTCAATGCTGGTGATGGTATTCCAATGGTTGCAGCTTGGATCAATGGAGAACCTCAACCCTTTGATATGAAGGGTGTCTTTATGCTACCAATTAATTCATCGGCTTTTCAGGCTTTGGTGATGGATTCCCAGGCAGCATCATAAAGTTCTTTCATCTTATTGTTGGCTGCATTAACCTTTTCCTGCTCATCAGCAGTTAATGGTCTTTTTTGAACTTCAGCATCCTCGACAATAATACGAACTTCTTCATAGTACTTATGCCCTTTTTCTTTTGCTTCTAGCATCTGGGGCATATTTACTTGAATCTCAGCATAAGAACCATTGACTTCAACCACCATATTGATGTCTCGGTATCCAGACCCTGCTAATGAATCGACATTAGGATCAAGAAGATTTCTTAATTTTGCTGGCTCACCATATTGGGCTTTAATCTTCTCGATAGCACTTGGCACATCTTTTACTGAATTAATCTCGATAGTGGTTCTGAGCAAATCTTTAATTTTGGATGGGTCATTATTGTAAGACTTGGTGATCTTATCAACTGCTCTTTCTGAACCCTTGAGTGGCACAACCGCAGCTTTACCACCAAGTTCTTTAGCGATCTGGGCATTGGTCTCATCAAACTTGTTTTTGTTTTGGGCAGCCCTTTGGTACATTTCTTCAAATTCTTTGCGTTTTTCTTTTGGTAAGCGATCTACATCTTTCTTTTGCAACTTTCCTTCTAAATGCTCTTTTGCGCTTTTGGCGGTTGGAACTTTAGGTGGCTCTGCTGCTGTAGGTTTATTTGCTGCCTTTGGTGGCTCTGGTGGTTGTGGAATAGATTTAGCTGCCACAGTATATGGGGCTTGTGCTCGACCACCAGGCATAGTAGTGGTTGCTGCGCTACTACCTGCGCCAGCAGTAAATTTTCCATCCGCATCCCTGGGATGGTCTTGTTCTATGAAAGCATCAGCTTTTGGGGTGGGGTTTGCCCAATCCCCCTTTGCAAAATAAGCATCCAATCTAGGTAAGTTTTTAAGTTCTTGTTCTGGAATTTCATATTCAGCGATTGCATCAGCATCCAATTGCATAGAACTTTGGAACATATCTGGCATTTCATTCAAATTGTCAGCAGCCCATTGAATTAAATTTGCTCTATTTTGTGGATCAATAACTGGCAGCATTGTACGAAGTACTTCAGTAACACCTTTTAGCTTAATGTCATCAACTTTGACTTTTTCGCTTGGCGGTTCTTCCATGAGTGATTCCCACTCAGGTTTGAAAGCATTTTTCCATGAATAGAATGCTTGCTCATAGGTCATCTTGCCATATTGCTCTGGATAGGCAGATTGAATAGATTCAAATAATTCTTTATTCCAGGCTCGGTGCATTACGATCTTGTCAAAGAATCGGAACAAAGATTCCATGTCAACTCGAATGCCATCAATGTACTGGACAATGGCTTTTGCATCTTCAGTACCTTCACCAAAGCCTTGAGTAAATGCTTCATCTTTGAGTAGCATTGCAGGGACATCGGAAGCAGCAGCAATATTGGCAATGATGTTATCTCTGGCAGTTGTCATTGCAGTTGCAGTATTGGTCAAATCAATGGAGTTGATTTCTTCATCAATATCAATTGATAGCACATTGCCAGTACCGCCTTCTTGCAAATAAGTGCGCTTAATACCAGCAGCAGTTTGCATTAAGCGATTGACAATAGACCCAGCAGGTTTTTGCTTGGCAATAATCAGACCTGATTTAAAAGTCACCAGGTCATCGGTAATCATCGACTGAACAAAAGACTTTAATGGATACAATGCCCTTTGAAACACACTTCGACCTGTATAGCCGAAAGCACTAGATTGGAAAGACAAGTAGATAGGAGTGCCATTGAATACCACCACGCTACGGCTAGGATGATAAGGCTGACCAGCAGCAGTAGTGTATGCAAGAGGTTTTTGAAAGTCTGGCGCATTTGGGTTCTGGTTTGTAACAATCGAACCAGCCATGTTTAATGGGTCTAACTGATTAAAATAAATGTTGAGATCAGGAAGCTGCCAAGGATCAATAGGCTCAGTAGTAGGAATCTTATCAGCACCCACAACAATTCCACCAGCCCCATAAGTGCGATTGATAAACATAACATCACGAATATGATTAGTAGCACCTAATTTTTCCCATTCTTTTTGAAATGCCTCGACCAACATTTCCTTTGGTTCTGCATCTACAGTAATAATTCTGGGTTTTGAAAGAGCCAAGCGAACTGGCTTTTCAACTAATTTACCGCCTAATGGGTGATATTCCCAAATGATTTTGCATAATTCATAACCTGCCTGTGAACCTGGTTGGATATTCTCAGAACTGAGCAGGTTCATTAATTCACCACCCAGATAAGTATTATTCACCATCACATCAGACATAGTTATTCCTTAGTAGCCATATTTATCGCCAACACCAATGGCTAAACTATATACGAAAGCATCTAGCAAGTCATCTGCTCTTTTGTAGGCATCTTTATCGCCAATTCTAAATCCAGTTACCTGAGTTAATAGGTGATTACGACTAGCATTTTTAAATGTCATAGTCTTATCAAAAGCATAATCGCTAATCTTCATTAAGCCCTGGTGAAAGTAACCCGATACAGAAATGGCTCTTTCATCCTTGCCTACTGAGGTTAACCCTGAGTCAATGGCATGAGTATTCCATCCTCTTGCTCTGCCTTGTTGAATCAAAATTGATCCAGCAGCAGCATCTTCAATAAATGTACCGACAACTCCCTGCCTTGCATTAGTCAATCTAGCGAGTTCTTCTAATCTGGAAAATACACTTGGCATCCAATTTTCTAGCATTGCGCCATCAATTTGCACAATATCCCAATCCAATAAAATCAGGTTATATGGATTTTGGGTATATCGGTCTACAGCAACATAGACAATGGCAGTACCATCATTTTCTTTACCGCCTTTGACCGCAGTATCAATGACTGCATATACACCATCGCATTTACTAGGGTAAACCACAGGTTTATTATCGACCAGCAGCTTATCTAGGCTAAAGAATGCTTCACCTGACCAATCCACGAATTCAGCCAGGTATTCTTGCTTAAATACCATTGGATGATTTTCTCTCTCCAGCTTTTCCAATTCCTCTTTAGGTAGAAATGGATTAGTAAAGGTTGGAGCATGGTATTCAGTAAATCCATGTTCAGGCTGATTGCATATCTGCCAAAAGAAGTTGTCGCTATCAATTCCATTGGGTGTTGATGCTGTAATACAACTACCTTGATAATCGAGTAATGCTGGTTTGATAGCGGTTTGCCATACTTTAGACATATTGGGCTTGGTAAAGGCTGCTTCATCAATAAAGGCTTTATGGTATTTCCTGGATCGACCAGCCCTTTCATTTTCCAAAGTCCAGAAGTCTATGCGCCCACCAGTATAGGTTTGAATAATGCCATCAATCTTAGATGATGACTTAATCATGGGAGCTAATAGATCGGCTATTTCCCTAAAGGCTTCAGATTGAATTTTATAGTCAGGTGCAAACCATCCTATTTTTTCGCCTTGGGCTGCTCCAGCACAAGCAATGTTTTGCATCATGGCAGTTTTGCCCCATCGCCTACCGCAGCGAATAGCAAAAAATCGAGTGGAAGCATCAAAGGCTTCTTGTTGTCCCTGGTGTAAAGGGGGTAATTCTATGGGTTCTCTACCTTGTTTTGACAGGGATGCCATTGACTGTCCAGTTATTGTTTTCTACATCAAATTGAACTTGATCGCCATATTTTTTAGGACACCATTTAGCTAATAGTTTTAGCCTAGTATCGACTTGTAATCTACGATGATTAAAAGCATCAGCCACTACGACTTTAACTTTTGTTGGTTTTCCTTGATCTTCAATGGTTTCTTTTGTTTCTAAATAGCAAGGAGTATCAGCAATCATTAGGGCTTCTTCGGCTATTGCATCAAAGCCAATCTCCCTTGCGTGTGCGATGTGTGCGGAAAATGTATTATCTTTTGCCATCCAATCATACACAGTTCTCCAGTTTGGCATTCCTTCAGATCGACAAATTGCTCTTAATGGCTCTCCATCTGACAATCTTTCAGTAATCTCATGGGCTATTTCTTCAGTAAAGATGGATGGTCTGCCCTTTTCTTTCATAAATACTTCCATTCACCAAATAATTCTGGTTTTTTCCATGCAGCATATCTAAGCATGGCTTTTCTTTCTTCAATTTTTTCGGTGGTTGGTATATTTTTCCATTCATTGACAAGTCTAGCCATGAAATTTTTAATAATCCATGCTTTTCTTTTAAATGAATCATTTTCATCTCTAAATGGTTGATTTCCGCCTTTGGCAATATTAAGAAGTTTTCCAGATTCTTTATATTGAGCAATCATTTGTTTTTCAAGGGATTGCCAATCATTACTTATAGCACAGGCTAATAT